ATTTTAGACGTTCTTTAAATGAATTACAAAAGTATGCGCATTCTGGCAACATAGATGAAGGTATTTTAGTTAATATTACAGAGTCTAACATTAAAGAGCTTGTAGAGTTTCTCAGAGAAAAAGATTGGAAAAAAATGAGAGCTTGGGTCGCTAATAATTTAGATAACGATCCTGTAACGCTCTTTCGAAAAATATATGACACACTCATTCCCCTCACAACTCAAGTACCGCAGCTTGTACTTACCATAGCTGACTATCAATACAAGTCTGCATTTGTTTCTGATCAAGAAATAAACTTAGTAGCTTGTTTAACAGAAATCATGGCAAGTGTGGAAATAAAATGACACTGGAAAATGAGCTTGGAAACTATACGGAAATAATTCAAGAGGTTTACAAGCAACCTTCCATATCACCTTTTGATTTTTTAAAGAGTATAAATGAAACAAAAATTAATCTAATAGTAGATGAGTGGTCAGAGAGACAATATCAGCCATATATCGTGAATAAGGGCTTATCATTTGCACCAGATTCGGTTATCTTTGCAAATGAGATGAACTCCAGGCCTCACCTGGAAAAATCACTTCAGAACAATTTTCTTATAAATACTATTCGTTCAAAGAAGAGATTTAGTAAGTGGATAAAACCACAAAAGCTTGAAGCGATTGAAATAATAAAAGATTACTATGGCTACAGCACTGAAAAAGCCCGCCAAGTAGTTTCAATTTTCACCGAAAAACAATTAGAAAACTTAAAAGAAAAATTAAAAAAAGGTGGGATGAATGACGGATGACTTTTTTAGAATAAATATAGAAGGTTACATACCATTGGAAGTAAAGCTATCAGAGCCTGATGATTTTTTGAAAGTTAGAGAGACACTTACGCGAATAGGAGTGGCTTCAAGAAAAGATCAAGTTCTTTATCAGTCTTGTCATATTTTACATAAACAAGGTCGTTACTTTATAGTTCATTTTAAAGAACTATTTGCTTTGGATGGAAAACAAGCCGATCTAACAGAAAACGATATTGAAAGAAGAAATGCTATTGCTAAGTTACTTTCTGATTGGGGTTTATTAAAAATTATTAACGAAAAACAGTTTGAACCTGTTGCACCTCTCAGTCAAATTAAAGTATTATCGTATAAAGAAAAAGATGAATGGACGTTACAAACTAAATATAATATAGGAAAAAAACGAAATGAGTGATAGTAAAAATGTTATGGAAATTAAGCTTAATTTGAATGTCGATGAAGTAAACACTATTTTGAGAGTATTAGGGTTACATCCATTTCAAGAAGTTGCATCTCTAATTATTAAAATTAAACAGCAGGGTGAGCCTCAAGTTGCGGCAGCTGAAGCTTTGAAGCCTCAACTTAGCACTGCAACAAATTAACGCCCTTTGGGGTTAAAGACTTCGTAGTTAGAAGCGTAATCTGACGCAACGTTATAGCGTCCCTGTAATAGTAAGCAGGATTGCTATGCCATATGGATAGCTTTTTTAACATTAACTCGCTTAACAAGGAGAACTTTATGCACGCTTTTGCAAGCACGGCTATTGATTCTATTCAATCAGCCAAAACTCAATTCCTTAACACCTTTGTAACTAACGAAGACTTGCGTACTCCTATGCAAGACTTTGTAAATGCTCAAACTATTTTTGCTCGGCAAGCTTTTGCAGCTACAGAAAAAATGGTTGAGCAATTGACCAAAGTGGATTTTATCAATTCGTTTCTACCCTCGAAGAAATAAGGAGTAAAAAATGAATTTGAAACTAATGCCCACCTTTGATGTTATGTTTAAAGACTTTGATAAATTTTATGTTGGCTTTGATGATCATTTTAATAAACTAGCCAAATTACATGATGATGTTACCAAGAACATTCCAAACTATCCACCCTACAACATTAAAAAGACAGACGAAAATACCTACGTTATTGAAATTGCAGTAGCCGGTTTTTCGAAGTCTGAAATTGAAGTGGAATTTGCAGATGATAAGTTAATTGTACGTGGTAACGCTAAAGAAGATAATGATGGTATGGATTATCTTTTTAAAGGTATTGCTGCTCGTAATTTTACTCGTACCTTCGCACTTACTGATCAAATTGAAATTAAAGGTGCCGATCTTATTAATGGTATGCTTAAGATTGCTTTGGAAAGAATTATTCCAGAGCATAAGAAACCCAAGAAGATCGAAATTAGTGATTCGAGTTTCTCTAAAAAAACTAAACAGCAATTGCTAGTTGAGTAAACTTGCCTCACTTCATATGGTGAATATCGAGGGCTGGCAAATTAAAGCCAGTTCCCTCGATGATCAAATTTTAATTTTTGGTTACAACGAAACAACTGTTGACACTTTCTTTAAAATGTTTTATAATGAAGAAGTAGCATTTAACTTTATTGAAAGCTTACATGATCAAAATCATAAAATTAACGACAGGTGAAGAATTAATTGGTGATGTATCAGAAGTTGATAAATCATACACTTCAGGCTTAGTAATGCCTTCTTAAAATGAAAAGAAAAGAATCTTTTTTTCAAAAGCGCAAACAAGTACTATTAACTAATCCTTTAAATTCTGACGAATGGTTTTGTAAGGATTATGATAATGTAAAAGTTATTGATGGAATAAATTACATAACTGTATTTAAACTAGAGAACGAAAATAGAACTTTTTTGATGAGAAAAGATGCTTTAAAATTATCTAAAAAATTTGAAAATGACTAAGTATTATTCTACAACTCTTGAGGATTCAGAAGATGGGTCCGGCGATGCAATTTTAACCTTTCCTCCGGATTTTTTAATTGAAAATGATTGGAAAGAAGACGACGTTATATCTATCAAAAGAGTAAACGATACTCTTGTGCTAATTAACACAACCAAAGATACAAGAGATAGATTTAACGAAAAAGTTTAATTGTTTAGCTTACCGAGTATAGTAAACGGTAAGAAATACAACTGAAGAAGCATCCAGTTAAAAAAATCTATTTGTTTTTCTATTAGAAACATATAAAAGGGGCATCAAGCCCCTTTTTTATTTTGAAGATTCAGCCGGTTTATCTCCACCCTTATTCAAGGCAGAAATACCTAACACAGCTCCCATTGCCATATGGAAAAATCCTCCACCTTGAAGTGTAAGAGGTTGCCACTGTCTAAAGGCATCGTTTGCAGCTTGTGTTTCCCAAAACTGCACTACGCTGAAAAGGACCGGAGCACCAATAAAATCAAATAAACATATGACCATGTATGTCACACCCATCCAGGCTTTCCAATTGTTCTCCATAAACTCTTTATCAAACTTCATATTTACTCCTTTATCTATGTCTTTTGGTATTTACCCTCGCTTAGTCCACGAACTTATACCAACATAAGCCCCAACTACTCCACCTAGAGCTATCCAGTACAATTCTAAAAGTCCGTCTAGCTTAGCTAATCGTTCGTCTGAAACTACGAACATTAAACAAAATGCTGAACATATTAAAGCAATAAGACTTAGCCAAGCCATTCTTCTTCTGTTAGTAGCTCTCATCTCGTAAATTCTCATCTCTTCCTTATTCACTTTTCCATCCCCAGAAATATCTGCTTCAATTTCATAATTTGTATTATTCATTTACCATCTCCTAGTTCAACTTATCACTTTTATTATTTAATGGACGTAGTACTCTCTGATTTTTTTCCTTTAAAAATTATAAGCCAAAAAAACAGCTAGTATCATCATTCCCCATATCCAAACTCTATAAGGAATCATTTCCACTTTAAATTTTTTGTTTTTCTCCTTTAAATATTTACTCCTTTTTTTAAGCTCAACAATCTCTTTAAAAAGATCCATTATATTAAAAATAATATACTAATTACAAAAAGTATTGCCACTAATGATAAAATTATTACAGAATTATTTTTTTCATTATTACTTAACACATTCGTCGTATGTTCAAATAAATTCCATATAATAGCCAATATTACTACTCCCCCAAAAAAGGGCAAAATTAACTTAGGATTTAAAAGTAGATCTTTAAAATTTTCCATTAAAGTAATCCGTTACTAGATAAGAGTATTGTTATAGCTGCAGCAGCTAAAAAGCATAATAATTTTAACTCAAATATTTTAGCCCTGTCTTTATCCTGAGCTTTCTTTTCTATTTCTTCTTCTTTCTTAATTTCCGCTAAACAAGTGTTGTAAAGAGAAAGGGCGTCTTTTCCATACTGCTTTACTATATCTTCTCTAATTTGATTTTTTCTTTTTTCAATCTGTTTTTTTTCATCTAATCTTATTCTAGCTATTTCTTCGCGATTTAATTCAGAAAGTCTTTCTCTTTTCCTTTGTGCAGCGCGAGCATGAGCTTGATTGTTAACTTCCTCATTCATAAAGGAATTAACATTTTTAATAGATTTGTCAAGTTCTCTTCCGGCTTCAACGGCTTGGTTTAAGCCACCGGAAATAGCTTTCATTTGCGTAGTTACAGGATCCATGTTACCCACGGAAAGCTAAACGAAAGTCGATTCAGAACGACCTAGTTAGGTCGTAAGTGATAAAGCATAACAGAAAGCAAAGCTTTCTTTTATGTTTAGTTGAGAGTAATATTTATACTAATATTTCTTTTTACTTCTATTTTTATTTAATTCTTTCCTAATTTCGGAAGGAACTGCCTCCAAACCACTACCCATTGCCAAAACACAATATGTATTATGTTCTACTTTCTCTACTATAGTCCAAGATTTTGTTTCTGGATTTACAAATAAAACTAATGGTACCATTCCTACAGGTTCTCTTTTGCTATTACCCCTTACAAAAGGAAATTCCTTAAATTCTTCTAATGTTGCTTCGAGAACACTTACATCTATACAAAACAACTCGTATAAAACTTTTTCTTTGATTTGCGCTAAAGCTATACTGGGTAAAAACATTAAACATATTAGTAATTTTTTAATCAAGATTTTTTTCCTGTTCATTTCTTCTAGCAGCTTCAGCACCTTCCAATGCTGCTTGCTGACCAGTACCAGCTAACATTATACCACTCAATGTACCGCACAGAAACGTGGCTACTGGAATAATTAATTCAAAAAATTTGGAATCAACCGGGCTTATCGCATCCAAGGGTTGGGTAACAAATATAATGCTATAAAGAACAACAAAGACTATACCAATTAGAGTGAGGGCTAAGCAAGCACCAATAAACACCTTAAGCCTTACCATTAATTCCTCTGAACTATACCGGTTATTTTGCTTTTCTTTTTTTTCCTGTTTTTCCTGTTTTTCTTGTGATATCATCTTGGACACTCCGAACTACTTTTTAAAGTTTTTGTCTCTACAGCTTGAGAAGTAACTGGATGTTTCTCTAGAATTAATTCTGGACAATCCCTGTTTACTTCACACAAAGGTTTTTTACATCGTGGTTCATTCCAGTTATCTGGATTCTGACATGGATACCTGTAGTATTGATCACAACCTACAAGCAATAAAATTAATGGTGCTATAAATATTTTTTTCATGCTTTTAATTTAAAATGTTGATAAAACATGATATTTGTCATATAATAGCTAGATGCTTTTCTATACTAATGTTCACTGCCGTGGTAATTATATTTATTTCAGAGGGTTCAAAAACGGCAAGCGAATCAATCAAAAAATCCCTTTTCAGCCAGCTTTTTATTTAAGGACAGGCAAACCCTCTCCATATAAATCGCTAAGAGGCGAGAATCTCGAGCGTAAAAAGTTTAATTCTATTACAGAGGCTAAGGACTTTGTAAAAAAATACAAAGAGGTTAGTAATTTCCCAATTTATGGAAATATGAACTTTAATTATCAGTTCATATCTAAGCTTTTTCCAAATCCCATTGAATACGATATGTCAGTTATGAAGATAGTAACTGTCGACATTGAAACATCTACGGAATTTGGATTTCCCGATCCAAGAACTGCTCAAGAGGAAGTGCTTCTAATAACAATGCAGGATTTCAATACAAAAGAGATTATATCTTTTGGTTGCAAACCTTATTTAGTAGAAAAGGTTGGAGTAACATATATTCAATGCAAGGACGAGTTTGAGCTTTTAAGAAAATTTATAGATGTAATAAAAGAAGATTATCCTGATGTTATAACAGGCTGGAATTGTCAGCTTTTTGACATTGCATATCTCTCCACAAGAATTATTAAAGTACTTGGTGAGAAGGCTTTAGATGAATGTTCACCACATCGTCAAATTACGCAATTCGAAGTTCCCTATGCTAAAGGTAGAACACAGTTGGCGTATAACTGGATGGGTATTTCTGTGTTAGATTATATGGACCTTTATAAAAAGTTTTCCTTTAAGGTTCAAGAATCATATTCTCTTGACTACATTTCTAAAGAAGAGTTGGGTAGGCAAAAAATTAAGCACAATTACTCTTCATTTAAGGATTTCTACACAAAGGACTGGAAGCTATTTGTAGAGTATAATATTACAGACGTGGAGCTGGTTGATCAGTTAGAAGATAAAATGAATTTAATTAACCTAATTCTAACTATGGCTTATGACGCTAAATGTAATTTTATGGACATATACTCATCCGTTAGAACTTGGGATTGTATTATTTACAATGCCTTGATAAAAGAAAACATTATCGTTCATAATCCGGATCCTCTCGATCCTTCTATGGATAGACAGATTATGGGTGCGTTTGTAAAAGAGCCTAAGCCAGGAAAATATGATTGGGTAGTTTCTTTTGATGCAACGTCTCTATACCCTTCAATTATGATGTCTTTCAATATGTCACCAGAAACATTGGTCGATGGTGAAAAGTATCTGGCTGATGATGAGAAATCAATTTTAAAATTGCTCAATAGGGAATTTAATACAGAAAATCTGAAAGACAAAAATTATACAATGGTTGCTAATGGTCAATGCTTTAAAAAGAATTCTAAAGGAATTCTACCCAAGCTAATTGAGCATTACTTTGGAATAAGACAAAAAGTAAAAAAGCAAATGCTTGACTTTGAAAAGCTATACTCCGAAACTAAGGATGAAAAATATCTTAAAACAGTTACAGCCTTAAATTCAAAGCAGATGGCAGCAAAGATTTTAATGAATTCCCTTTATGGTGCATGTGGTAATGTGTATTTTAGATTTTATGATATCCGGTTAGCTGAAGGTATCACAATGACCGGTCAATACGTTATACGGAGTGTAGCTAAAAAAATAAACGATTATCTTAACAAAGAATGCGGCACAAAGGATATTGATTATTCCTTCTATTCAGACACTGATTCCACATACCTAACGTTGGGTAATTTAGTGGAAAAATACTTTAAAGAAAAACAAACGCTCGAAAAGGTCGATTTGATTAATAAGGCTTGTGAAGAAATTATTAGTGTGGAGATTGATTCTGCTTGTAAAGAAATTTTTGATTATTTAAATGTATATCAAAAAAAGATTAGTTTTAAGCGAGAGGTTATTGCTGATGGTGGCATTTGGTTAGCTAAAAAACGTTATGCTCTTAATGTGTATGATTCTGAGGGCGTAGTTTACAATCCTCCAAAATTGAAGGTACAAGGCATGGAGATTGTTCGATCCTCCACTCCGGCCTCTGTACGAAGTGCCTTAAAAGATTCGGTTGGGATAGTATTAAGAGAGTCTGAAGAAACGTTAAAAAGGTTTGTTGGTGAATTGGAAAATAGATGGTCTAAAATGGATTACAGAGAAATTGCATTTCCCAGAACAGTTAATGGTGTGAGTCAGTACCGTGATGAAAATAGTATCTACAAAAAAGGTACACCAATACATGTGCGCGGTGCTTTAGTTTATAATTATTTGGTTCAGCAAAAAAGCTTAGATAAAAAATATCAATATATATTGGAGGGGGATAAAATAAAGTTTTTATATCTCCGCGAACCCAATCCACTCGGCACAAATGTAATAACCTTTACACATATGATACCTCCTGAATTTAATATTGAAAATTATATTGATTATGATATGATGTTCGAGAAGGCCTTTCTCGATCCACTTAACTCTTTACTGAATAGTGTTGGTTGGAAAATAAAAGAACAAGCAACCTTAGAAGGATTATTCGAATGAAAAAATTTATTGCTGTTTTTCTGTTAAGTTTTTCTAGTGTTTCTTATGCTCATAGCCATGAACATAAGAAAGTTTCCTATACTCAAAAATACGAATACACAATTACAAGAGTGGTTGATGGCGATACGGTTGAATTTGAAGCTAAGTTCCTGCCTGCTCCTTTAAAACCTACACTTCGACTAAGAGTTTATGGTGTTGATACTCCCGAAAAGGCACCTAGAGCTCTATGTGAAAGCGAAGCTAAAATGGGTGCTCAAGCTACAGAACTTACTAAAAAGTTAGTGTCGTCTTCTACGAAAAAAGAGATTATAATTAGGGAGTGGGATAAGTTTGGAGGTCGTGTTCTCGGTGATCTCGTACTTGATGGAGTTAGCTTAAGGGATTCCTTAATTAAGGCTGGTTTAGCAAGAGAGTATTATGG